CCTGTTGGGGTTTGCCAGCAGGGTTGAGATATCTGTGTACTTGGCCAGCATCTTGTCTGCGCTAACTCCCTTCAGTCCACGAATCGCGCTATCAATGGCGGCTACAAAAAGCACTGCCTCGGCGGTTGTGGCTATGCGGCTCTGCCAGCTCCTTGGCTCCAGCCCGGCTATGTGTGAAACTATACCTCCCACTCCAGTGCCTGACTCCATTGCCCCTGCCAGCACTGCCTCGGTTCCAAGAACACGGAGGACATATTCAGGGTTCTTGGTTAGCTCCCGTCCAAATTTAACGCCGTACTCATGGGCTGCGACCCGGCCAGCTTCCAGTGCAGCCTTCTGACCTGTGGCGGTCTTCATCATTGTCGGGCCTAGCAGTTTTGTTTCGGCAGCAATAGCTGTTTCACCAGCAAGGATACCCTTGGCCTTTACGCTCTGTTGGGCGGCCTTCATGCCCATGCCAGCAGCCTTCATGCCGCCACCTATGGGCAATATAAGACCACCCATTAGCTTGGTTGGCGTAATGATTTCCTCGAAAAGCTGACTCTCTTCTTTAGAAAGTATACCTACGTCCACCCCTTCATTAAATACCGGAACACGAAATGACGGGGACCACGGGTGACCTCTCTTTTCGGGGTCTTCATCCTTATACCCCGGACGATTCATGTTTGATATCACAGGAGAAAGCGAAAAGAATGTTTCCAGAAAACCCTTCTCCATCGACTTGGCCCCAATCTTGTGCATATAGCTGTTCACCTTGCTGGCAAACTTCGGGTCATCCGGGGTGATCCCCTGACGCTCCACTACATGTCGGAGGGCTGCATGCTGATGCCATGTCTCTGCTGTGCTGGCATCCAGTTCCCCGGTATCCCTCAGAAGCCGGATCACTGGCATCAATTTAAGCATATTATCGTAGGTCACACCCTCGCTATCCGGGGTTAGCTGCTCCACTCCCTGACCGCCCTTGAGTCGAGCAATACTCAACTCTGTATCTGCCGGGAGTATATCACGGGAATGCTTCTTCTTGACCTTGCGCTCCTTATACATTGGGGCTACCGGAGCCGTTGCGCCCGTGTTAGGTAGGTACTCCCGAACAGTCTCCTCGGTCTCTCCCATAGAGACCTTCTTTATATCCGGGCGTTGCTCATGTAGCTGCTTGAAAAACGAATCAACTACAGCCTGCTGGTCATCGGTGTCCTCGAAATGCATCCGCAGGTCATCATTGACTGACAACGCATCATGGAATAGCTTCTGCCTTCTGGATGGGCTGGCACGCTCCCATGCTGGTGCTGTGGCGTATTCATTGGCTAACTCACCCAGTGAGGGCGCAGTTCCAACATCACCACGAACAGGGAGAAATGGGGCTGCTACTGGCATAGTTTACTCCCCTAGCTGCTGTACTGGCATTTTAAAGTTCAACTTCATTTGCCCGGCTGGCTGATTTTGCCCTGCTGGCTGATATCCTGAACCAATAATATCATCCGGGGTCATTGATCTATATCCTGTGACCTCATTATACTTGTCTACTACCGGAACCCTTCTATTGGACAGCAATACATGTTGCTCTGTCTTGGCTGCCTTCTTGTCAGCCGCACTTGCGTTCCTGTCGTTCCTTATTTGCTCAAGCTCAACATATCTCCTCGCAACCTTTTCCTGTGAAGACAGGCTGGTCCCGGTGGCTGCCGGGTCAAAGATCAGACTAACCTTCCCGTCACCCTGTTTGAGTATGTATCCGTTTCCATCAGGGTTCTTGCTGACTGTGCCAGCAACAACGTCCTTACCGAGATGCTCGGCTTGCGCTACAGCGAGCTTTGCCCCCGCTTCACGCGAGCTTATTTGGCTCTGCATGTTTAATCGCGTTAAATCTGCGGTCTCTCTTTCACTCTCCCGCTCCCTAACCTTTTGGTTGATAAGGGGCAAAACATCCTTGAAATGCTCATGCTCCCTCTCGGTGAGCGGTATCCCCAATCTTCCTTTTTCTTCCATTAATGCAACACCGTGACCCACTTTGCCCTGCTCCTCGGCCAGATTATACTTCTGCTCGGCGGTCTTGTTTTCCCATTCCCGTGCGTCAAGCGTTCCTTGATGGAGATCACCAGCTCTACTGTCTTGGTTTGTGGTCGCAAGTGCGCCAGCATCAAGGCTTCCTGTCTGAGCATTCATTAGATCGATACTGGGCTGCAACTTTGCTGCCCCGCTGGCAATACCAAAGCCCTTTTCCGCGATATTCATTGCTCCTGTGGATAAGCGCATCCCCTCTCGGTTATCAAATGCCCCAACTTCCTTGTCGGTTAATTCGGTCTGTGATCGCATGTGCTTACGTTGCGTGGCACTGCTCTTCATACTATCCTCCATGCCGCTGACCATAGTGACCATCTTTAGCATCTCCTCTGGAGCTTCAGCGAGGTTATCAACAAATATCTTCGTCTCGTCAGGAGTAGCCCCTTCAAGGAAAGGGAAGGCACTGTGTAGTATTGTGGGATTCATCTTCCCGATCATCCCTGCCAGCATGGACTTCTTCTCTTTCTCCTCCTTCTTAGCTCGGTGCTTCTGAATGGAGTCAGCCACCGTGTTACCCAGATTCTGGAACATCTGCCCATATGCGGCTCCTGCCCTTTCAAACCCGGAGGTGTCAATGGGTGCTACGTTTACGTTTTTGAACATTGCCATAATAATTATCTCCTCCCCAAACCACCAACTGCGCTGCCGATACCCTGAAACATTCCACTCCAGTATTGTGCTTTTGCGGATGCTTCTGCTCCTGCTAGATTCACCTGATTGGCATAAGCCTGTTGATTGTATGCTACCCCTGCCTCCGGGTTAAATACTTGTCCGGGGTTCAGTCCTTGTGCCATCCCCATTTGTTGACCGTAAATTTGTTGTCCAGCACCCTGCCTTCCAAGGATTGCCATAAACGGATCGTACTGTCCTCGCATCCCCGCTACCTGTGTGCCGAATCCACGGGACTGATTAATGCGGTTCTGTCGGGTTGTCTCGGTTCCCCTCATTAAAGAAGCGGCAGCCTGTGGATCAAATGCCCTGCCAGCAGCGGAGTATTGTGCCAGTATCGGTTGGGATATTTCCCTTCGCATTTCATCGCTGACCTCCCCTCCCTGCTCCAAATCCTGCATTGCCTGTTTCTCCAGTGCGTCAAGAAGTGGGTTGGAGTCTTTGAAAGCGTCTCTTGCTTCAGCACCATATTTGCGGACAAGGTCCATATCGCCTTCCACTTGTGCTGCCTTATCTGCTGATGCTTGTTCACGGGTGTATTGACCCATACCTACCTGTTGCGCTCTTGCTCCCGCGCCTTCACCTCCGTACACATCCAGTAGTCCCTGATTGCCGTCTGAGCCAAACAATGCAGAACGCAGAAGGTCGATGTCCAGTTGTTGCCGTTGTGGCGCAAACTCGCGTTCACTTGCCAGCATCTCCGGGGCTAAATCTATCTGGGACTGCATCCCTTCCCGCATTGCGTCCCCGTATTTCTGTTGTTCGGGTATGTTTATCTTCGGTCTGCTCATGCCAATTCCTTTACTCGGTTGTAGTTTAGTATTTTTAAATTCCTTTTGCCCCGCACCCACCGTTCAAAGCATACCTTTGGCAACTCAAACGGAACCATCTGCATCAATGCCCTTAGTGAACCCACAAGAAGTTTAATGTACCATGCGTCCGGGTCTTTTACATTCCACTGTTCATGGGGTTCCTCGTCTGCCAGCAGGTTAACGGGTTTGCCCAACCCAAAGAACTCCGGTGTCCTGATCACGTAACCAAGGTGTAGGTAGTCGGACAGGTCATACTCGAACGAATCGGGGTAACCCATGTCCTTGTAGACTTGCTTGGCTTGGAGGATTATGTTCATCAGGAGGCATACCCCGTGATTTGAAGTGAAACATCTTCGCAGGTAGCAATTGCGTTGGTAGTGTCGTTAACGAGTCTTACATTCAAATCACCACTACTGTCCAACGGTATCCATAATGTACCTGAGTTGGGGTATCCGCTACTGTTATTGCTACGAACCAACGGCAACCAATCCCCTGATGAACCGTGCCTGTATTCCCACCTGTTATTGTCGGTTGATGATGCTGTAGTTGTGTCCAATGCGGCGAATACACACACCTCTGTGGCGGCACTTGGGACAGTGGACATATTAACCGTACTGGTTCCACCCGCTCCATCAGGGACAGATACAGAAGAGTTTCCAGCATCTATGCCAAAGGTTAATCCCGTACTAGGGTCTACACTTCCTGATGTTTTATTAAAGACTGATATGACGGTACTGAGAAGGGTCTTGGATGAACCACCAACAGTCCCCGGCTCCCACTTGCTTGCGGCATTATCCCAAACCAACGCTTGACCATCTGTGGGTGCTGCTGTGGTGGTGTCTACATCGGTGAGGTCATCGATTGCGGATGCTCCTGCCACTCCTGAATCTAGCTTTGCTGCCGTAATTGTTCCGTCTGCGATCTCTGCTTCCGTAATTGTCCCGTCTACGATCTTTGATGCATCCACGGAGTCTACGGACAGGTGTGCCAGATCAATGCTCCCGTCAACGTAGTGGTCTGAGTCTATAGCGTTCGCATCAATGGTCGCATCGTCTACGAGATTATTGAGCTTTGTTGGGGTAACGATCTCCCCGGATGTAAAAGTGTGTCCTTTGGTGAGTGCCATATTATGTAACTTCCTGTGTGCTTCGCAGGTTAATCCGTCCAGCCACTCCCAATGAGCGGATGATGGGCCTTCCTGCCTGTGTTGTCAAGTCAAGTGCGATGCCGTAACCCCTCTTGCGACCAAGGCTGAACCTCTTTGTAAGGTCTTCGGGTTCTGTTGCGGTTTGTTCCGAAACGATGGTCTCGGTGGAGTCGGGGTTGGTTGTGTTTACGGCAATACTAACCTTGTCATCTGCTGCCGTATTCTCCCAGTTGGCTATTCCGTAGTGCCATCGTTTGATGTCGGAGGTCTGGAGGGTGTATCTGCGGGTGGTTATCTGTGAGGGTATTTCATTGCTGACATTGCTGTTATCGAAATCACTTTCCTCTTCTTCCAGTAGAAATATCTCGGACTCCTGTGATGTAGCAAAAAGCCTCTGGGTCTGGTTGTAGGTATTGATCAGCAGGTTATCGAAATAAACCCCGGACGGGTATGTGTCCACCGACTCCCATTTCGTGTTGAGGGTGTTGTAAATCAAAAGCCTGTTGTTCCTTGTCTGGGTGGTTGCACCATCAACAATGTAGGGGACAGCAAGGTAGTATCGGTTGTTAAAGTAGATCCCTGTTGCAACGTCCTTGGCATTCTCAAAGTCTATTCTCTCTATGATGTCGTTAATCGGAGCCGACAGAGGGTCGTTGCGGGTCTTCAGTAGTGAAACAGGTGTACCCGTGCCAGCAGCAGCGTTAATGCCGGAGGTCAGTCCATGTACCCCATTGTCGGAAAGAAAGAATACTTGGTCCCCTACATTGGCAACGCTACCTCTGCTGACACAACCCAGTTGACGGGTGATCTCGTAGGTTGCTGATGCCGAAAGGTTGTAGACGTTGGTGATCAGGTGGATGCTTCGGCGTTTAAAGCAGATTAACTGCCCTTCTGAATAAGGTGTCAAAGCCGTGATGTAATCGGAGTCTCCCTGATTGACGTAGAAGTCGTTGAGGATATTGAAAGTGAATGGGTCAAGAATGTCACTGAAACCCACTTGGTCCTTTGCTGTCGGTGCAATAATGCGGTTGAATGCACTTATGGCAAACTCAGCCTTGGGAACATTAAGGGGGTCATCGTAAATCGGTTGGTCCAGTTGCCAGTTCAGGGTTGCCGGGGTAATGGCATAGAATCCCCTGCTGGTGTCACCGTCCCATTGAAGTGCGGTCTTGTCTAGTCCCCGGTATATAAAGAGTTTCTTAAAGAGTTGTACGATCTCAATCTTGTCGGTACTGGAAATGGTTTCACTCGCCAATGTCCCCTGCTGGCAGATACCTGTTCCAGTAATTGATACATCGTTTGCGGTAAAGATTGTGCCGACTGTGTTTGCTGATGCACCTGCGAGGACAAAGTTAGAGTCTTCAACGACTTCAATAATGTAATTCTGCCCTTCAACCAATGCCGTTGCTGCTGTCTCGGTCAGTCCTGATGCATCGACTTCAAACCCAAGATTGTATGCGATGGTTCCCGTGGTAGTGCCTATCCTCCACAGATCAACACTGGTGTCTCTTACCAATGCAATGTGTTCTGCGTTCGTAGTGGCATCCTGATCGTAATATGAACATGAATCGTAAATAACCGTACCAGTAGTGGGCTTGAGTCTCCGGGTTCCCTTTCGCACTGTTGCGATCCCCCTGTCAAAACGCATATTCTGGGCATAACTCAACGTGCCAGCAGGGAGGGTCTCAGGGTTTTCACGGGAATTGAACCCAAGAAATCCATTGTCACCGTCCTCCCTTATAGGGTCATCTAAAGGCCAAGTCTGTCTGTATCTGCTCATGCGAAGTGTACCATTAGGCATAGTGCCATTATTGCTGCCAGCACGCACGCAAGGGATATTGCTGCCAATTGTTGCTTACCGATCATTATTTCCTTAACTCCCTCCTGATGGTCAGAACCATGTAAACACAGGTCAGCAGTCCGGCCACGATACCAATAGCCAGATTCATTTCCCCCAAACCAAATGTGGCTAGGGTTCCGGTTGTTCCTACTACTGAATCTCTCACTGTCATTTCCGGTTAGAACGTATTGCGTAGAATCCAATCACCATGAACATCAGGTCTACAAAGCTGGTAACCACCAATGCCCCTGCGTGAACGGTCCCTGATTTTGCCCCAAAGATGAACGAGAACAGGGATAACTTGCCCCCCTCACCTGTGGATACCGTCCAATCAATGTCGGGTCTTGTCGCAAAGTAGATGACCAGCCAACAGAAGGTGAAGGTAAGTGCCATGAACAGGACTCTCCGCGACATCTGTACAAACGGGTCTTTTGCATTGGTCGCAATGATCTTCGTCTGTTCATCAATCAACCTTACACGTTCGGCGGCAACCAGTTCCATCTGACGGTCCTTGGCATTCAACCATGAGTTAACGACATTAGCCCCAAGTTTGACTCCTGCTCCCACAAGGGTGGATGTTACCGGACCCAATGCCATTACGCTTTCCTGCCTTTCAGTCCTGAGAACAACTTTTCCAACAAACACGGTAGTCGGCTTGCCATGCACATCAGCAGGACCATCCAAAGAATTGAGAGCATACAGTCGGTAGTCTCCCTTGTAGTCGGTGGATATTCCTGCGGGACGAGTGCATAGTTTGCCGGGGGTCCGGGTTCCAATGCCGCTTCTTTAAAACGGTTGGGTGTTGGACGGTGGTCGGGCATTAAGCAACGGTAACTGTGAGGTTTCCGCTGCTGATCTGGAAGGAGTCTCCATCTACCACCGTAACCGAACTAGCTAGTGGTGTGTGGAAGAGTAACTGACCGTCAGCGGATGCTGTGTGAATACCCACATGGGTCACTGTTGCCCAATCGCCACCAGATGCGGTAAATCCTGTGATGTCGGCATTGCTGGAAATGCTCCCACCAGCACCAGTTGCGGCATCAAATTTATCTGTGATGGCAACACGGGCATAACCGTTGGACACTGCTAACTCACCACCGCCATCGTCTGTCGGATCGGAGGAATGTAGTGCCAAGTAAATAGCGGCTGGTGCTGTTATGGCGGTTTGGTTCAGATAGCAATTTAGTATCTGATTTTCTACGTAGTCACTTGCTTCTGACATGATATATATATCCTATAGTTTGTGTTGTTGTTAAAGTTCCTCTGGTATCCATGTACCATCGGGGTTGTT